GTTTTTTGCACTCTTGACATACCCATTCTATAGTTGTCACTGTTTTCCATACCTTCAGCATAATTTTTCAATCTAACTAAAGATTCTTGATATCTTTCTGTATACGTTTTAAATAAGTCTGGCTCACCTTTCATAAAAATATATGCTTCACAAAGCGTGCCATATAAAAGCGCATCAGGTGCATTAGTGCCAAGCCAAGAAGTACCATCGCTAGTGGTAGTAATAGAAGTAGGCCGATAATAATAGTGCAACTCAGTAACAAAATCAGCACTAGGAGTTGGAGCCAAAATAAAGTTTTGGAAATCAAATGGTGCATAATATTTAGGTTCTCCTGTAGTAGAATTACCAGCTGGTGTATATGTCTGTAAAAAGTTCACGTCTTTTTGTAAAATAAAGTTTACATTTCCACTAGAGTCTGTAAAAGATAATGAAAAGGAAGCTAGATAATCAGTAGGCATACCTAAAAATTTATTACCTGTTGACATATTACCAGATACATTTTTACGAAAATAATCTAGATCAACAGATTTAAATATACGCTCTTCAGCATTTTTAATAAAAGTAGGAAGAGTATTTACAAAAGTAGTTTCACTGTTTTGTGTGTAGTCTTGCACAGCTGTTTTAAGTGTTGTAAAAGTAAAACTCATGAAGTCACCACTGTTACTTCTCCTACTGCGCCAACTGCATGATAAGATTTATTTTCTACACCATCACCTAAAAAAGTTTCACTTATTATAACAGGGTTAGGTTCTACTCTATCTCTTCTAGGTTGATATAATGCCTGTGGTTCTAATGGTGGTTTAGCCTCATATTCAGATATGTGTACTATATGTCCATTCCATTCTTGTATTCTTTCCTTATATGGAAACTCCATACCAGATCTATCTGATATAAATTTTGCATACTTTCCTGGAGCATATTTTGTCATATCACACCAAATTATAATAAGTAGAACTAGGTGTCAAACTTAAACTGGTTCTATCTCTATCTTCTGCAGCAGCTCTTTCAAACTCCTCTTCATAAACAGCCTTCATCATTTTTGTAAGTGCTGGCGCTCTTTTCATAGATAAATAATAAGCTAATCCAGCGGTAAGACAAGGATAAAATCTAAAAGGCACATCTGCTGTGTTTGTCATTGTATCAACATCTTCTATCCTACGCATTCTATCAAACACTAATAGTAAGGCAGAAGAATTAGGTGTCGGCCACAATTTTATTTTAGGAGTAATTTGCCTATCCACATAATACTGACTAGGTGTAGAAGTGCTACGTTTGTTAGATATATTAATAAACGTGTCTCTACTAATTCTAGATATAGAAGTATCTGCCTGATTAGAAGTGCCTGAGTTTTGTCTGATTACAGCACTCAACACATCAATACTAGATTGTACGTCTTCAAAACTAACAGCACTACTCAAAGTAGTGGTTGCACTACTTGTACCACCTGTGATTGTTTCACCACTTGAAAACGTACCGCTGGGTATTGTAATTGCCATAGAAGTAGCAGAAGGTTTGCTTGTTATACTCGCAGTAGCAGAACTAGTACCACCAGTGATTGTTTCACCAACGCTGAAATTACCAGAAGCAGCTACCGTCATAGTAAGTGTCCCTAAAGGATATTCTGCTATACCACTTGCTAAAGTAATACTTTCTTGCGTCATAGTCCAACGGTTTAATCCTCTGTTAGCCCAATCAGCAAACAATATATTTAAAGACCTTCTTGCAGATTGTAAATCATAACCTGTTCTGACTTCTAAACCACAACGCTCAAAAGCCTCTTCAACGTATTCAGCTACATCTAATTCAAAGTCTCTTGAGCCTGAACTTGCCATTATGTTTTACTCACTTTCTTTTTTACTTTTTTAGTTTTCTTCGCTGCTCTAAAGTGGGCTTCAGTTGGAGCTCCCTTGTCGCCTTTTTTACGCATTTTTTCTCCGCGTTTTCTTTTGGCATGAATATTGGCATATAAGCCTCTTCTTGCCATCAGCTATAAGGACCTTTTATTACTTTACCACCAAGAAACATTTTCTTTGGCGCTCCGCCTTTAGCCATATTCTTTTTAGTCATACCACCACCCATCATCTTTTTAGGTACAGCACCACCTTTAGCCATATTCTTTTTAGTCATGCCGCCTCCCATCATTTTCTTTGGTACTACGCCACCTTTTTTGTAATTTTTCTTTGACATTTTCATTCTTTTTCCCCTCCATCAGAGTATAGATTATTAAAAGTATATTTCCAGTCCATGTAACTATTATGGTCTTCAGCCGAGTGAGTCCATTGGCTTGGTTTAAAATCTGGCGGACCTTTTCCAGTTTCCCATAAAGCAGGAGAGGTTGCT